TCTATAGCACATCGTAATTTAGAACAAGCCAGTACCTCTATAGAAATGCACAGAGCGCAAGGAACCGTACTTGCTTTACGCCAACTAAAATATTTAAGGGATAAGATTAATGGCATTAAATGAACAGACTGAAATGGCATTTGGGGACCAGCCTCCAAGGATAGACCCTGTAAGTGGTAATGAAGTACCTCCGGGTGCTTTGCCTTCAGAAGCTAGAGATGACATACCAGCTCGATTAAGTGAGGGTGAATATGTTGTTCCAGCAGATGTCTTACAATATTTTGGCATAAAGTTCTTTGAAGATTTACGCAGTAGAGCCAAGAAAGATTTAGCAGGACTTGAAGAAAACGGACGTATGGGTGGTGAACCTTTAGATGATGGCGAAGATTTACTTTTTTCAGTAGACGAATTAAATACTTATGAAGATGATGAACCTATAGCAGCTAACATGGGGGGAATGATAAGAGGATACGAAGAGGGCGGTGTTACAGAAATGCGACCTATAGGACCTCAGTCTGTTTTAAAAACGTATATTAATGACGATGGGCAAAGGCTCTTTATTCGATTTGTTAATGGTGTAGCTGTTCCGCCTGTACCTCCAGGATATAGAGAAGAAGGAACTTCAGACACAGGCACTTCTTCTGACAATCCCTGCCCTTCCGGTTATGTATTGAAAGATGGTGTATGTGTACCAATTCAAAGTACAGGATCAGGAGATGATGATGGCGGAGGAGAGCCAGAAATATTTCCTAGAAACTTAGATAAAATGAACGCAGCGCAATTAGCTCAGTACGCAGCAGAAATATCTAAAACAAATGTATATAAAACTGTTACTAGACAACCTCTTATTGGATTTCTTGCAAGAAAACAATCAAAGAAAGTTACAGACTACCTTGAAAACCAAATTAAAGACGTAGCAAAAGACAGTAATATGGCTGAATTTTATCAGGCTCTTCTTGACGGAATTGAAAACGGAGATAGAGCAGGGTTAGAAGAACTAGTAGAACAAATAAAACTTAATAACCCTGAGTTAAATACTAAAGTTCTTGTTAGTGGTTCACAAATTAGTAAAGATAGAGAAAAAGGTAGTACTGTTGTAGATCCCCTTACAAACTCTAATAATACAATAGGGCTAGGCGGTACTAAATATGGTACAGATATTAGTGCGGCACAAGAAAGCTCGTTTACAATGCCGGGAACAACAACAAAAGCGCAAAAAGATGCAGCAACCGCAGGAGGAACTGAGGTAGATGCAACAAGCAAAGTTGATCCTTTTGGAATAGGTTCAGAAGGGGAGTTTGATACTTCTGGTGATGATGCCTCTGATGACGGTACTATTGATGTTACGTCTGATGCTTCAAGAAGACTTGACTATTATGATAGTTCTCCCCCAATGAGTAATGAACCAGCCACAGGTGGAACAGGAGCAGGAGATAATAGAGAAGGAGGAGTAATGTATTTGAGGGATCCTGATGTTGATAGAAAGTTGGGTGTTACAACTCAACAACTAGAAACTCCGGCAACTACAAAACGAGACAGTCTTCTAAATAAAGTTAGATCTGAGGCGTACACATTAACTCCGTTTGGTGCTTTAAAGAACGTTATAACAAACATAAAAGAAGGTTTTGGTACAGATAATTCTGCAGAGGATGAAGGTAATGTTATTAAATTGTTATCTGAGGTAAATAATAACCCAGAAAATGTTACCGCAATAATAGAAAATATAACGGCACAAGACAGCACAGCACTAACATCCAACTTAATGAGTCCTAGATTTGGTTATGAGTCAGGTCGTGATGATCTGCAACAAAGAATGGTAACTGGTCCTGGCGGTGTAGAGCGACTTCCTCTTACGGATAGTCAAACATTAGCAGTACAGGAATCAAAAATTAAAGCTGCAGAAAACGAATATAAAAAAGAACTTGCAGAACTAGAAGCCTTTAAAACCTCGAAAGAGGCAGAAATAACTGCAGCAAGACAAGAGGAAGCAGAAGAAAAAGAAATGTCTTCTGAAAGAATATCTGAAAGAATAGAACGGGGAAGAAGTGGGAGAGGCGGTTTTAACAAAGGAGGACTTGCTTCACGTAAAAAGAAAAAGAAAAAATAGCTACAAAAACAACTCGATAATAACAATAAGGCTACCCAGTAAATTTGCTGGCCCCAACATAAAGGAGTAACTCATGTCGGAAGTAGCAGTCCAAAAAGAAATACCAATTAAGGTAGATTCCCCCTCCCACAATAGAAACATAGCTCGTGCAGTACAAGATCAAGAAGAACTAGATCAACTAATGAAAGACGCAGGGCGCAGTCCTAACGTTGAAACTCAAGAAGATATATCAGACGAACACCCTTTAAACAAAGTTGAAACTAAAGACGAAGATGAAGGGTTAACTGCAGAAGAAAAGTCTTTTAAGAAACGCTACGGTGATTTACGTAGACATACATCTGAAAAAGAAAAAGAAATGCAGTCTCGTTTAGAAAAGCTAGAGTCTCAACTTAATCTTGCATCAAAGAATGAACTTGTTCTACCTAAGTCTACTGAAGAAGTTGATGCTTGGGCAAGACAGCATCCTGATGTTGCTGCAATAGTAGAGTCCATTGCGGATAAAAAAGCAACAGAAAGATCTAGTGACCTAGAAAGCAGAATGAAAGAGTTTGAACAAGTACGGGCAGATGCAATTAGAGAAAAAGCAGAAGCTGAACTAATTAGTATTCACCCTGACTTTGAATCAATTAGAAGTGGTGATGAATTTCATAACTGGGCAGATGAACAACCTAAATGGGTTAAGGATGCTCTATATGAAAATCAAGACGATGCTAAATCTGTTGCTCGTGTCATTGACTTGTACAAACAAGATAAAGGCATAAATAAAGCACCTAAATCAGATAAAGCAGCAGCATCTTCTGTAAATGCGAGAACTCGCAGTACACCAGAAGCAGACCAATCTAAAAAATACCTTAGTGAATCTGCTGTTAACCGAATGTCCCCTAGAGAATATGCTAAAAGATCAGATGAGATTATGACAGCTATTCGAGAGGGCAAGTTTACTTACGATATGTCAAAAAAGACTTGACACTTAGAATTTTGTAAGTATAACTATACGCATATACATGAATTGTTTTATTTTTATGTGTGTGTTTCACCAAACACTAAGCCGCAAAGAACTACCCTATCAAGTATAGGCCCAGTTTAAAACAAGGCAGGCCAGCCTTAAATTTAAATTGCACCCTAGAAAACGACAGGCCCCTTTAGTGGATATAAGTTGTGTTTACTTCACATAGCCATATCTTAACGGAGGATTTTATACAATGGCTTTTTCTTCAGCAAGTGGGTACGGTAATTTACCAAACGGTAATTTTTCGCCCATCATCTACAGCAAACAGGTACAACTTGCTTTCCGCAAGTCTGCCGTTGCTAATGCTATAACCAATAACGATTACTTTGGTGAAATAGCAAACCAAGGCGATACAGTAAAAATAATGAAAGAACCTGAAGTTTCAGTAAAGGCGTACACTCGTGGTACTACAATACTGCCACAGGATCTTGATGACGAAGAGTTTCAACTTACTGTCGATAAATCAAATTACTTTGCATTTAAAATCGATGATATTGAAGAAGCGCATAGTCACATTGACTTTATGAATCTCGCAACTGATCGTGCAGCATACAGATTAGCTGACCAAATGGACCAAGACGTTCTTGGATACCTAGCTGGTTACAAACAGTCTTCGCTACACGCTGACGCAGATACAGTTAACGCAACTGTAAATGGATCTGTAGCAGTATCTACTGCTGGTACAGACGAACTACTTTCTAGCATGAAGCTAATCAAAAGTAGCTTTGGTAACATCACAACAAGTTCTGCAGGAGATCATTCGATTCCTCTTGTACCTCGTTTTGGTGGTGCAACTGCACAGCCAACTGCCACAGCTTCACCTTTACAGGTAATTGCTAGAATGGCGAGACTACTTGATCAACAAAATGTTGACTCTCGTAACAGATGGATCTGCTTAGATTCTGTATTTATCGAACTATTGAAAGATGAAGATTCACGTCTTCTAAATTCAGACTTCGGTGGATCAGGTCTTCAAAACGGTCTATTACTAAACAACTTGCACGGTTTCCGTGTATATCAGTCTAACAATCTACCTGCAGTAGGTACTGGACCAGGAACATCTGGCTCTGCAAACCAAAATGCAAACTTCGGGGTTATTGTTGCTGGACACGATAGTGCAGTTGCAACCGCAGAACAGATCAATAAAGTTGAGTCATATCGGGACCCCGATTCATTCAGCGATATTGTTCGTGGGATGCACTTATATGGCAGAAAGATTCTTCGACCAGAAGCTCTTGTTAACGCCAAATATAACGCAGCGTAGGGGGACATAAAAAATGGCTACTATAACATCACTTTTACTTCCTGCTACAGGTAACTCCAACAGAGGCCGTATGCCGTATCAAGTCGAACTAATAATTGACTTGACTGCACAAGCTATTGATTGTTCAGCACCAGATACAGTACAATGTATTACATTACCAGCTAACACTCATATACTTCATGCAGGTGTTCAAGTTGTCGAAAGCGCAACAATGAATACAGGTACAAATGCTACTATAACATTGGGTGCAGCAGACGTTGACGAATATGTTACAGCATTTGACATTGATGGTGCTTCAGATGGTGCATACGCTCCAAGTGTAACACCTTCAGCAGAAGTTGTTCTTGCTACAGCAGATACACTAGACCTTGTTTTTGCAGGTGACGGTGCTACCTTTACAGCAGGTAAACTTAGAGTTTAC